AAGCCTCGTCGTATTGGGCTTTCAGGGTCGCCATCCGGGCTTCCGCCCCGGGGATTTTCAGCGCCAGATAGTAAGCCAGCCCCGCCACCATGCACGGGACGAACCGGAACGGCACGTCTGCGACGTTTACGCCACTGCCGATATCTTGCGTGCGGCGAAGCCGCCAGTAGACCAACTGGTAGCTCTGAGAGCCATCCGGCGTAGGCCAGACCGTGACCGCAGGGACCTGCGCCCAGTAGACCGCCGTGCCGTTGGTGTGGCTGGCAGCCGTGGTGTTGTCCTGCCCCCGGACGCAGCTTGTCAGGGTGTTACCGCTGATCGCGCCGTAGCCGATGATCTCGCTATCGACCTTGATGAATCCAGTAGCGGGAAGGCCCACGGTGGAGCTGAGCGTAACGGTCGTGTTGGTGGACGAAAGGGTGCCGCCAGAGATGGTCAGCCCCGTGGGGGAAAGCTGGCCGTTGTAGCGCTGAATCCAGATTTGGATGGGGCGCGCTTGCTGCAGCTTGTTGGGGATCGTGGCGTAGGTGGAAACACTAATCCGGGTGATGGACAGGTCGGCCTGAGTGGCTGCGTTTCCTGCTCCGGTACGGATCACATGCTCGATCAGGTCCACCGTGTCGTTGGGCAGCGGGTAGGTGTTCTGGCCCTGCACGAAGTTGATCGTGCCCTGCTCAAAAGTCCACATGTTCAGGCCACGGTTGGCCCAATCCGCAAACAACAGGTTCAACGAGCGACGCGCCGTACGCAGGTCATACCCCGTGCGCAGCTCACTACCGGCACGCTCGAACGCCTCTTCAACGATCTCAGAGAGGTCGAGGTTAAAACTGGATGCGCCGGATGTGGTTGCCATTATCGATGCCTTGCCGTTTTTGCTGCCACTTTAGGTGGCTGCTTTACGAATTGCTTCCCGGCAGCTTTGCCCGCACGCTTCGCACGCGTTGTTGCAGCGTACTCAGCAGGGCTGAGGCTTTTGATCGCAGCCTCTGGAAGATATCTTTCACCCGTGTCAGAAGAGCGTTTGCCACTTTTAGTTCTCCACTTTTGAGCGGTCCAGTCCTTCAGGGATTTCTGAGGGGCTTTCACGATCAGTCCTTGTACCCGCCACCCTTGGCCTTGTATTGCTTTGCCAGCAGTTGCGCCTTACGCGCACTCCACTGCCCAGCACCGGTGCCCTGCACCGCCCGAGACTTAATGGACTCGAACAGCGACTTGCGCATACCGGGCTTGGTGTAGTTACCAGCCGCATTCACCTTGCCGCCTTCGGCGTATTGGGTGAAGTCAGTGTTGTCCCGCCGAGGCTTCTTGACCCCTTTGGGCATCTTGCTGGGGGCGATAGCCCCCATGCCTCGGCTGGCTCTCATAGTTACACCATCCGGCCACGCGTGTGGCCCTTAGTAATGCAGCCGTCTGCACGGGTGACACCGCCCTTAGCCATTTTCTTGGCCTTGGGCACCTCAAACATTTTGTCCGCCATGTTCATGGCCTTGGTGTTATGCGCCAAAGACGGTTTTGCAGGCTCTGTGGTCAGATCCTCATACATCTTCTTAGCGGACTTCATGCGAGGAATGTCGTCCATGTCAGCTCCTTCAGCAGGCTTTGCCGCCGCGCTTCATGGTGACCATCTTGCCCTTGGTCATACCCTTAACTGCAACACCGTCACGGCTGGGGGCAGCGGTTTTCACAGCGCCCATTTTGGTCATGCCACCACCGGCCATCTTCTTGGCAGGCATACCTTTTTTCTTGGCCATCATTGCCATGAAACCGGGATTCATTTTGGAAGCCATAGTGTCACCACCTTCTTTAAATTTGCGGCCCTTGTCCGCGTTGAGGAAATCTTGTCCCACGCTCGCAGGGACTCCGGTCTTCTTGGCAAACGCGGGGTTCTTAGCCACCGCAGCCATGAAGTTGTGTTGCTTCTTACTGCTGCTCGGCATCGTTCACCTTCTTTCGCCGAATAATTTCGGCAAACGGCTTGCCAGCAACCATCTCGGCGATCCGCATGCCTGTCCAAATAATCGTGAACAGTGCAGCAACAGAAGGCAGCAACTGCACGAGCGTGCCAATAGCGGTAACAACAGACAGGCCGTCGCCGATCTGTTTTACAACTTCAACGTTTTCCGGCTTCATGTCAGCACTTCCACGCCCGTAGCGATTTGTTAATCCGGGAGTTTGGGTCGTTCGCGGTCTTGGCCGAGGTGAGCTTCTTCTTCATGCCACTCATCCTTGCACAAAAGGAGTCGCGCCTTGACCCGCCCTCTGGTTGCGGCGGTTTTAGGTTCATCCCTTGGGCTTTCGCAGAGGCGCGACCCTTGGCGTTCAGACCACCTTTGGGGTTCTTGCCTTCTTTGCGGGTCCATGCTGCGGTCTTAGCCATAGTAAATCTGCGCCCCGTCAATGCCGCTCATGTAGGCATAAATTCCATTTGCTGCCAATACGCCTTCGCCGGGAACAAGGGGCGCATTTTGGAACTCGTCTGATGCGTGGGTTTCATAGGTTAACAGCCAACGATTTACACCGCTGACATAAAGCGCTGCTGGAGAGCCTGTGATAGTCCCAGTATTGATGTCTGTGATCGTAAACGCATCTGCGGTTGTTACAGTAATGGGGTAATTTCCATCAGTAGCAGCGCCACCAGAACCAGCTACAAAGTGAATACCAACAACAGTGCCGGTTGTTAACCCATGCGCAGTTTTTGCAATCGTCACGGTTGTACCGCTACGACCGTAAGTTACGCTTGAAGTTACTGGGGCTACGGTTGTATCAAACAAAACAAAAGTTCCGCCACCACCGTAAAAAGAAACGCCTTTTACACGGTTGCGCCCAAGAACAAAAAAACCGCTTTGGTTTAAATGACCTTGTTTTACATCATATTGCATCGTCATTTTCTGGCTCCGGTGCTTCTAGCCTGTTGATGAGCATCTGATAGGCTTCGATTGTTCCTTGGGCTTTGAGGAGGAAGGCTTCCGCCCTCCTTGCCTCTTCCCTCAGATCAGCAATCTCTGCTTCCAGAAATTCCCTCGTCAGCTGCATATCAGCTGAAGGTGGCGTAGGCGGGCACGTAGTACACGGTGCCGCCAACCATCACCTTAATGACCTTGCTAACGGTGGTCACGCTGGATGCAGTAGGAGCAATCGTAGCGGCGGGGCCGGTTTCGATGTTGGCGAACAACGGGATTTCGCCGGTGTTCGATCCGCTGTCCGACACGCGAATGAACGAAGCGGTAGCGGGCAGCGTGGCGTTAACAGAATAATCTGTATCCAACTGCAAAACAGCCAAAGTACCGCCGGGAGAAGCTACGGAGCCTCCTAAGGTTGCACGAATAGCGTTAGCCGCACCAGAGATTGTGCCGCCCGTGTTGATTGAAGTGGAGATGTGAGCGCCGTTGATCGTGCCAGCAGTAGCGCCGTTAGCGCCCGTTACTCGGGTCAAAGCACGAATAGTCTCGCCAGAACCTGTAGAGGTAAAGGTCAGCCGGTTGTACGAGAGACGAGTGTCGCCAGTGGTGGCGGAGGTCGTAACGTAAGACTCATTGATGTTACCTGCGGTGGTAACGGAGATGGGGGAAGCTGCGGTGCCGCCGATAAAGCCATTGGCCGATGCGACAGGCCCGGTGAAGCTAGTTTGTGCCATGATGATTCCTCACATGCGAGTTATGGGGCGTCCGTCTGCATGTCGTCTGCTCGGTCAGTCTTACGCCCCGGGGAAATCCGAGTTAAAGCAATATACAGCAAAAGAAAAAGGGGCACAAGGCCCCTTTTTCATGGTCTACCTGAAGATCAGGTCGAACCGGACGAACCCCAAACGCCGAGGGGATCAGACCAGCCGAACGAATAACGCTCGCGGGCCTTGTAGCGGACGTTGCCGGTGTCGAAATCACCGTCCATTTTGGTGTCCAGAGGCATACGCTCGAAGTGCTTCAGGCCGTTGGGAACGTCAGTGGTCAGGAACCATGCGTTCGGGTCGGTCAAGAAGTGGTTAATGGTGTAGCCACCGGAGATGGTGCCCATCTGCTTCAACGCGTTGATGTCGTTATCAGCAGTAGCAACACGCAGTTCGGTGTCCAGCAGACGCTTGGACGTGAACATCAGTGCCGGGGGAACCACCAGCTTAACCGGCTTGGCAGCGATCAGCAGACCACGTTCGTCGGTCCACGCAGCGATTTGAATCGTAGCGTTTTCCAGCGAGGTCTCGTTCAGATCGACGCCAACGGTCGGGCTGTTGTAGTTCTGGCCGCCGCCAACCAGCGGGTGGCCGACGCGAGCGCTAGAGCTGTTCACGCCGAACAAGGAGACGCCGTCACCACCGAGGTAGGAACCGCTGAAACCGTTGTTCAGAACCGAAGCGGCTTTGACCTGCTTGGTGAAGGCCATAGCACGAGCCAGAGCTTTGGTATAGCGGGCAGACAGGCTGTCGTACAGGTTGTCTTCCACAGCTTCTTCGGTGATCGAGAAGCCCAGAGCGATGGTTTCGTGGGTATAGCGAGCAGTGAAAGCTTCCTGCGCGTTGTCGTAAGCGATGGCAGAGCCTTCGTTCTTGACAGGTGCAGCACCGAAACCGGCGAGCTTGGTCTCTTCTTCAAAAGAACGCTCAGAGGATTCGGTTTCGTAGATTTCCTTGTGCTCCTCGCCGTAGCGAGCGTATTCCATGCCGAACAGAGCGTTCAGGCCGGGCAGCAGTTCTTTAAGGAGTTGTGCACGAGAAATAGCCATTTTTAATTACTCCTTAGATGCCGACGGCATTGGTAAAGGCGTGAGCGCCCGGGTTGAACTTCACCAGCACGTCGGGGAAAGCATCGGTCACCGGGGAGGCGAAACCGATAATCTTGAACGCGGCGGCGGCGGTTTGCGTGGTGGACTCCAGAGCGCTGGTCGAGTTGCCGGTGGTGGTCGAACCCGTGCTGGTGCTCTGAACGGCGGCGAAGAAGGTGTTCGCACCGAGGTCCGACTGGTCAGCAACGCCATCCAGTTGGGCTTGGAACGTCACGCTGGGATCGGTGATCACGTACGCAGTCACCACGCCGGTGGTGCCGGAGGGGTAGTACTGACCGTAGATCTGCTGACCTTGCGCGTTGATGTAGGAACAGCCAACGAACACGCCCCAAGCGCCGAGGTTGGCACCGCCGAGGTTGTTAGTCGTCAGGTCCGCACCAGTAGCGGTAGACAGAGCGATGTAGCCGTTGGCGTTAATGATAACGACTTGGCCGTTGAAAAGGTTAGATCCCAGACCGGCAGGGTCGATTAGGAACTGACTCGTAGCGCCGGCATAGGCCATGCCGTCGTTACGGTTGACGGCACGAAGGCCGTAGGGAGAAGCAGTAGACGCCATTTAAGGACTCCTAAGTTACTTAGAACCAGAACCAAATCCGCTTCCGCGACTGGCAGACGACTTGCGGTCGGCAAACAGAGGCATACGCGGGTCATTGTTTCGCATGAAGTGGTTGTCCACCGACTCCATCTGGGACTGAGCCTGTCGGCTGTAATACTCTTGGCGGGCGCGATACTGATCAATGGTCTGCTTACACAGCATGAGGCCACCAATCTCCACGTTGCCCGTCGTGGCGTTACCCAACAGCATCAGTTCCGGATGATCTTCCGCCTTCACCGGCACCCAGTTATCACGCATCTTTTTGGACACGTTCGTCGGGTCAGCTTGCCCAAGCACATGGGTCGCAACCCAGTGATAGACATAACCCGGCTCGGGGGTCGGATCGGGCAGTGCGCTCGGGGGAACATACACTGATCGAGAAGTTTTTTCGCGTGACACGAGATCACGAGGG